ATAATTTCGATTGGAATATATTAACGATTGATCCATATAATGATGTAATATTAAATCAGAATGGTGAAGCGTTAGTTCTTCCATGGAAGAGGAATGTCTGGACAACAGGTAGCCAAGCAATTGGTTACATGCGCTCATTAGTAGCACAAATTAATATACCACGTCCACCACAAATTAGTGGCGTCTTAGAAGTAAAAGATTCTATAAACGCATCGAGTGTCACACTAATTGAGTTCGGTGGAAAAGCAGAAATACCATTAGTTCCTCAAGTACATAATGGAATATCTGCAACACTCCCACGACATTGGTTGAATCCATGGGTGAGAACTCCTGAAAGTAAAGTACAAATTGCTTATCGTATCGTAGCTTTTAATAGAACAAGTGATATCGCTGATTTAGATATATCCTTACTATTAAGACCTGGAGATGCGCAATTTCAGTTGCCTCAAAAACCCGACAATAACTTGGTACCTGTTGAACCTGATTTGGTTGATCAAGTGACAAGATATTTCTCTATTAAATCGAGAGAAAGGATTTCATCACGTGTTGTGGAAGGTGAACAACAGAGTTTAAACGAACTTAAACCAAACACTTTGTCTGATCCCAGTGTATTCATTACACCAGCAATCGCTCATAAAGCTGAACAATTTAATTTGCATAATGAATTAGGCGGGGAAGAAGATATAGAATTGGATGAATTCCCAGTTTTGGTATTTAAGGGAGATATACCTGTTGATGAGGTCACAAGTATTCAATTAGACCTCGCAAAAATATACGACTTCGCTTGGGACGGAGAGGAAAACGCAATTTCGCAAAAGTTTAAGCGTTTCGCTCATGTCATACCAAAAAGCGCTGGTGGTTTTGGACCTGTAATCGGTAATTATACGATTACAGCTAATTTACCGACTGGTGTTGCAGGTCGTATTGTACACAATTGTTTACCAGGCGATTGTGTTGATCTAGCAATATCTAGGATTTTTGGTTTAAAATCGTTACTAGGTGTTGCTGGTTCAGCTGTCAC